ATTTTGTATATATGTACGAAGAGTTGAATCATCTTTTAAACTACCGTCTCTATTTTTACTAAGAGGGCTAAGTACAGCACTAGGTACTTTTAATAATTTATCTATATCATCACTAGACGCAGGTTTAGGAGCGCTTCCGCTGCCAGTTGTTCTTTCTGTTTTTCTATTTTTAGCAAATTCTATTGCTTGATTAATAGCCTCTTGTTGGTATCTTGGATCATTAACCATATCTTCAAACCCTGGCAAATCTCCACCGTACTGGTTCTCAATATAATCTGATACCATACCTAAGAAAGCGGGGTTTTCACGCCCACCAGCACGCTGTATTGCATCTTTAGTAGCAACATCCCAGTCTTCTGGGTTACTACCCAAGTATTTAATAAAGTTTTCTGTATAGTCAGGTTCTGCAACAGGTTTTAATGCACTTTCAAAATTTAGCACATCCCATTGGGCTAAAGGTATTTGTTCATCTTCTTGAGTTTCTTCATTCCAAACGGCTACGGTTACATTTCCATTATTATCAAAACCTAGCCTATCTGGGTTATTAACAAAATCATTTACTTTAGACCATCTATTTTGAATATCTTCATATTCAGCTTGGTTAAAGTTTAAATCATCTTGTTTATAAGCCTCCATATAAGTCTCATAAGCAGTCATAGCTCCGTTCATTGCTTTTAATGCGTCTGTAGCGCTTTGCTTAGTATTATTATAATTAGCTTCAACACTGTTATTATAATAATCTGATTTTTTATCAAGTAAAGCTGCATTAGCTATTCCTTTATCCGTAACTAAACTTTGTAACTTTTGTTTAACCCCTCCAAATTTTTGATGTACTTCTGTCGTTAAATTATCAGGTACAAAAGTACCCGCGTTATGCTTTGCTTTTTCCGCTAGTTTTTGACGTAGTGCATCTCTTAATTGAACTGCTTTATCAAACCTTGCGAAGTTTTGCTGAGTATTTTGTAATACTCCGGAATTAAATTTTGGTCTTTTATAATTACTCATTTTTTACTAATTATCCGTTATACCCGTATGAGGATAGAAAATCTAGCTGTTGTTGTGATTCTTGGCCAGATAATCCGCCCCCTACTGGAGCAGGACCTGACATATTTGGTGTTTGAGCTGATGTGTTTGTGGCCCCTGGTGACGCGCTTGTATTAGCACTTGGGGCTACACTGGGCATACCGCCACCGCCACCCATTCCTCCTGTAATTACAGAGGTTAGTGCACTATCGAATGCTCCTATACCTTGGCTAGCTCTTTCTTTACCTTGTTGTATTTGGTCAAGAGCCTCGCCTCTTCTTCCTTGGAAGTCTTGCCATTTTTTGTCCATTACACTTATTTCTTCCCCTCTAAAAGCGTCTCTAGCTTTAGACCTTTTTTGGTCCATAAATTGTAAAAGAGCTAAATCTGATTGTAAGCCTTCTTGAGACTGCTGGCTCGATACTCTTGCAGCCGCTAAAGGATTCCTTCCAGCTACTGCCATTTGGTTAGCCTGTCTTTGAGCTTGGCTATTTTGCATCATGTTAACCATACTTTTATCATATGGATTAAGCATGTCTTCTCTTGCCGTAGTAGATATTTTAGGGGTAAGAGCGTCTCTTTGCTTTTCAATTGCCTCGAGATTTTGTTTACCCTGCTTTTTATCTTTTATACCGCCTACTATTTCATTTATACCTTGGAGTATCATATATTGTTATTTATGCAAATATATTAATTATTTTTGTAAGATAATGGACTGTATTCCATGTCCGCATTTATAGCATACAGCTCTACTGTGTCTTTTTCATCTGTTTCGTCAAAAGTTATATCTGTTAATTGTAAATCTAATGACAATTTAGCAAAAGGACCTTTCATACGTTCACCTTCCATATATATGTTATTATTAGAAGGCATCATTAAAAGATACAAAGGGTCCAGACCGTCGCTGCTAGTAAACCCTGTAAAGTTACCACCACTAACAGTAAAATTATGCCCTACTATATTACCACTGTTTACAATGTTTTCTACTGCTGTTATAGTAAAAGTTGCAACGGTGCCATTTGCAGTGTTAACCAATGCTAAAGGATAGTTTAATAAGCTATCAGAAACAACAGGGCCGAGAGTAAGAGAGCTATATGCTCTTAACTGAGAATTAGAAATTACTCCTACCTCACCTAATGCAGTATAATTATTATATATTTTATCACCATAATACTTTGCTGTAGCAGAAGTTTTTAATCCTGTAGGAATAGGCATATGATAAACACCTTCTTTTCTAAGCCAATAGTGCGCACCTCCCTCAGCATGTATACTACCAGTAGAAGTTCGGAATGTAGCAGTTAACTCTTGAGTATCTATTTTATTTGGAGTCCATGGGTAAGTACCTTCAATGGATAAATTGTTGTAGGTCTTAATCATAGAAGGTTGGCCATTAAATATAATTTCTAAGCTGGAAGGTGAACTGTTTGCAGCTCCATAAAATTTATTATAATTTGCTTTTGTTTCATCTTGATTATGTAAATAAATTTCTGCATTACTAAAAGTGTACATATTTTTACCAAGAGTAACAATAGCCTCTGGTTTATACGTATAAAAAGAAACATATTTATTTAAATCTTCATAAAAACCTACTGGTTGTTCTGCATTATTTAATCCAGCTGTATACCAACTTTGATCTCCTTCAGAATACCCATCTCCATAATATATATATTCGTTACTTTCTGGGTCTATACCACCAATGTGATTAAAATAATTTTTGCTATTTTGATTAATGTGTAAAAAACGTTTTCTTTCTCTAAAAAACTTTAAAAAATAGCTTTGCATACCATTTTTAGATATTACAGTAATACCATCTCTACCTAATCTACACATTACTCCTCTTATAGGATCAACGAAATATATTCTATTTTCATGTTTAACAACGCTTTCAGGGGCAAGAGCAGGTCCATAATCCCCTAAATAAGGCGTAGCATGAGAAAGAACTTGATCACTAATTGCCACATTACTATCACCTGTTGCTCCTAATAAAATTGATTTTTGAACCAGTACTTTACTTACTTTGTTCTCTTGGAAAACTATTAAGTTTGAATCTTGTTCTACTGTTCTAATAATATCCCCATATCCTATTGAATACTCTTTAAATGGTAAATCTATTATATTAAACTCACTTAATCCATTTACATTAGAAGAAGGTAAATAAGGCCCAGAATAATAAATTGTTGTATTACGGTGTTCTTCTTTTGCAAAGGCATTATATATATGTTTTCTACCTTTATTATAAGAATCAGATTTTATAAAATCATTTGCAAAAAACCCTTCGCAATTATTAACATCATAAGTAGCAGCATTTGCACTTGTTCTTTCGACTATACTTCTTCTATTTTTAAGATAGACATCTCCCCAAAAAAACAATCCACTAGCAGGTTTAGTAGTATCACCTTGATTATTAAATATTTGTGAGTAGCCTACACCAAAAGCTCCAGTATTTATAGTATTATTAATTCCACCATCGTATGTTTCTTCAATATGATGGCCCGCGTGTCTTCTTTCACCAGTAATAATATCTGCTTCAATAGAATATTTCTTAGAAAATCCGTAATAATAAGAAGGACCATCAGTTGTTTCTTTTTTAGGCGTATAAATTTCAAATAAAAGTTTTTTATATCCTCCTTCATCTGATTCAGTTACATCAGTCCATTTAAAGCCTTCAGCATCAGGGGCTTTAAAAGAAATAAAATAACCATCCATAAGTTTTTTCCTATGCTCCACATTGCTAGTTACAGATTCTACAAACGTTCTAATAGGGTTAGATAAAGCAGGGTCAATGTCCGTAGCTTCAGTTTGATATTGATATACTTTAGCATCTGCTATAGCTACATCAATATATTTTTCTATAACACCATTATGGTTACTTATAAATCTTATTCTATCGCCCTCACCATATACATAGTCTATAACTGGATTATCTATATTTTTATAGCTATATTCTTTTCCTTTAAAAGAATTTAAGTTTAAATAAATTTTATCGTCTGCAGAGTCTGAAGTATTTTTAGCAACACTTTCAGCTGTAAATTGTAAAAAATCTTTTACTGTTGTATTACCAGCGTAAACCCATTGGAACCATTCAGCCCAAGCAGGTGGCTGGTGAGCTATTTGCCACTGTAAAAGTGGAGCGCCTTTAACGTTTTTTCCATAATTTTGGACGCTGTCATCGACCTCTTGAAACGATTCAATCTCGAGTCTATTTTCAGTTTTAAATTTTATATAAACTCTTGTCTCAGGCGTTTTTATAACAAATGAAGTCTGGTTTCTGTCGTTTCCATATATTAATCCAAAATCATGGAAAGCTCCAGTTTTAAAACTCCTATTGCTTTTACCCATTGTAGTAACTTGACTAGTATGAGTAAAAGCATACTGATTTAACCAAGGCTGCACAAGACCGTCGGTGCCGTGAGCTGATTCACCTTTACTTCTAAAATAAACGTATACTGTTTTACCTGAATATGCTCCCACACCATTTTCCGCATAAAAAGTACCAGCGTGCCATACTTCACATGTTTTCCAATTTTCAACGTTCCAAGCATCGTCCTGATTATAAAATTCAGTTTCACTATAATCCGGTACTTGTTTAAACTGCGAGGCAATTAAATTACCAAAATCTTCTAAAGTTGTAGTAGGGCCCGTAACAGTAGCGGTAACATTTGACCATCTACCTCCTAGTCCAAATCTAAATTTTTTCTCGTTAAGAGGCCCATATCTATAAGTAAATCTAAAATTACCACTAGAGCTAAAAACAGTTCCTATAGGAACATATCCTTGTGCGTTTAACTCCACTTCACTTAAGTCTAAAGGCATTATATGACGAATTCTTTGCCCTTGACCTTCCCAACTGTCCCAATCACCATTTACTCCGGGCCATGAAATTAAAGCATTACCTGGAGCATAACCTGGGGCTGTATATGTTAAACTAAACTGAGAGGCACTAGGGCTACCACTAGCGTTATTACCAATAAGAGTTTCATTATTATTTGATATTCCATCAGGAGACCCAAAGTTGGGATTATTACTAGTAGAGCTATATGGCTGAACAGCTAAATATGAGTCTAACTGTGAAGTAACAGGAATGTTTTGAGTATCAGCAGCAGTATTATAAAGAGGATCGTCTTCAGCTCTATAATACGCACTTACACTCATTCTAGGCTCACAAGGTATATCAAAGCCGTCTGTTACATTTGAATATGTTATACTACTGTTATCTATAATAGATTGAGCAGCTGCTTTGTGAGGTAACCAATCGTATAGTTTATCAGCGTTTCTATTATCTAATACGGTGTATATACCATCATTATAAAAATATACGCATAAATTAGAAAAAGGATAAAAATTAGTTTGAACAGGGTCCATTACCAATGACTGCTCATCCGTTTCAGTTTCATATGAAATATCTACTCCATAAACATTTTCTGAATTAAAGGCATATTGTGGATTTCCTTCTTCCTTGTACTCCTTAGCTCCGCAAATGCTAGTATATAACTCTCTTGTTTCTATTAACATAAAAGGACTATCATTACTTTGCCTTGCAAAAACTTCAATAGCTTTTATATTAGACGGCCATCCGTTAAGTCTTTTAGCTATTGCTCTGTTACCGCCTGAACCCTGACCGTTATTGTTCCAAGCATCCAAATGAAGGCGAATTCCATTGTTTCCGCCAACAAAGTCAGCCTGCGCACTAGTAGAAGGAGTATTAGCTTGAAGTCTTTCCCACCCATCTCTTAAATAAGGAATTTCTATTTTAATTTTATTATGGTGCTCTTGATTATATGAGCCACCAGCAGCTGAATTCAAAGCCATCATATCAGGTATTTCTATACCAGATATAGGGGCTAATGCTGATACTTCGTCATCTTCATATACATATCTATATGTAAATTGCCAAACAAATCCAAATAAATCATTTTTTTTCTTTGAAGGATCATCAAGGTATCTATATATTGCTTTATCTCTTGGGCCTCTTTTATGAGCATTAAAATATTGTTCTTTTACATGTTTCCTGGACCTGCTGTAAGCTTCGGGGTACCAGCAAACGCTAGGGTCTATAATATATTCATAATTATTATAATTACTATTGTATTTAATAATACGGTATATTGAGCCTGGTCTAGTAGGGCTACTGGCAATAAAAGGTTTATTAGTAACTAATATAGTACCATCAGTTGATACGTGAGTTATTTTAAAATACCCATTATATTCATGATATTGGAACCCTGGGTCTTGATCTACAAATATAACATCCCCAGGCCGTATTCCTGTGATTGGGTGATTATCTACGCCAACAAATGCTAATTTATTACTTAATCCATTAGGAAGGCCTTCCCACTCTACGTCTACAAATTCAGTAGAAGTAAAAGTAGCACTACCATTATCTAAAAATCTTTGTTTTACGCTACTATTTACTATATCATAGCCTGCCTTACATTTTTCAATATTTATTTTTCTTGGGGGGTTAACACCATCTGTCCAAGCTAAAAACTTAGCAGAATTTGTACCTATTCCAATAATATCTACACTATGTATAAAATTAGAAGGGTCTAGTCCTAATATAGCACCAGCGTCAGTTTGACGTTCAGAATATATTGTTTGTATTATATCTTCATTTTCTATGTATCTTAATATTCTATCTGTTTTATTAAGACCTACTACTTGATGCGCAAACCAATATATATGTGCATTTACTTCATCTTTAGCAACTCCTACACATTTAAACTCAGTTGTTGTAATTGCATCTACAACAGTATAGCTCATATCAATTTTAGCAGAGTTTGGTACGGCTTGATTAGTATAAGTACTACCTGTAAAAGATGATTGATGAGGGGAGGTGTAATTATCAAAATAAAAAGCTCCTACATCAAACCCTGGTTGTAGACATTCTATAGCAACCTCGTTATTTGAACAAGTTACTGATATATGACTAGCTAAAGTAGAGTCTTCGTTTATAGCTTTTTGAACAGCCTCAGCTATAAGAGCTGCTCCGGTCTGTCTGTTACGTACCTGAGCAGAAGCAGATGGATCAGTAGTATTATACACTGAATCCCATGAAGATACACCTGCGGCGGTAGACGTAGTAAACATTATTGCAGTATGCAATGATGGGGCAGTCACGTATGAGCCGCTTCCTCCTGATTCTGATATGTTAAAATTTAAAGTAAAATCCCACTTGTTCCCAACATTCCAAATAGGAACAATAGAATTAACAGTCAATATTCTGCTTCCTCCTGAAGGCGTTTCAGATGAAAACGAATATGATGTTCCTTTTTGAATGTTACCTTTTAAAGGAGTAATAACGCCCATAGTACCGTCAGCACCATGCAGATTTTTAATATTTACGCCATTAATATATTGATCGTCAGGTATTAGCCGTTCATCAATATCTTTATTCATTCCCCCTTTAAATGTTCTTTTATCTATAGCCATTTATTAATATTTAGGAGATTGTCTAAAATGCTTTCTTGACTGTACTAAAGCTTCACTTTTAGTTATATTTTGTACTCTTGCTCTCGCTAGTCTTTTTTCATTATAAAAGTCTTTTCTAGCCATTTGTTTTTCAATAGACGGATAATCTCTTTTATACTTTATACTAGCCCACCAAATATATGATTTTAAAGCCTCAGCTAAAAAAGAGTGTATTTGTACATTTGAACTAGAATCTAAATTATCTAAACCGTCTGTTATATATTCTAATACAATTTGAGTTGCATTTATGTTACTTGCAAATTCAATTCTATTTCTATTATGATTTACTCTATAATAACCATAAGCATTCTGTCCGCCCCCTCTACCAAATCTTTTACCTACACCCCATCCGTCACTAAGAACAGGAGGATCTGTTTCTAATTGATTAGTTTCACTTGCATTAGAGGGTGTTACATTGCCAATATATAAATCATCAGCAAGAGCTAAGTAACTAATAGTTTCATCTTCATTATATACACCAATTCTTGTATATTTTACATAATCAGTTGGAAGAGAAACAGAATAAGTAGATGTATTTATATTTAATAAAGACGTTTTTATGTGCTTAGCAGTATCAAATGATAATTCTCTAAGTCCAACTCTAGCTAATTCAAATAGCCTTAAATACGCTCTATCATCCGTAGACTCAAGTTGTACCATTAAAGAATTTATTATTTCGTCTAAAGTAGTATACATTATTGGTCAATATTATCGTTTATAAAATCTTGTTTTACAGTATTCATTAAGTTATATAAATCAAGCACAGACTTTATTATAATTGCTTCATCACCAGGGCTTAATGGAAAAGCTGAAGTATCTGATATTGAACTTGATGAAATTATTAAACCAGCTAAAACGTTAGCCGGAGGGTTGTCGTCGCTAAAATATATTCTATTACCTATTACAGTGTAATAAGAAGCTTTAGAAGCAGAAAAGCTAGGTAAAGAAGCATAAATAGATTCAGTTCCCGCTGATAATTTTTTAAATGACACACTTAAATCATCTACGTCTCTTACATATACTACTCCTCCTTCATCTGGTAAATCTAAATAAGTTTCTTTTAAACTAATATAGCTTTGATTTCTAATAGAATCAACCGATGTACTAAACGTGCTTTCACTTATATAAGCACCTAATATTTCGTGAGCTACAACTCCTTTAGGTGATACTTGTTTTTTACCCCTTGAGGTTACTACATGTGATTGAACAAATTTTTGTTGTATTAAACTATCTCTTTCACTATCAACATGTAGTTTTATTTCTCGTATATCAATATCAGAATCCCCTGTTACATCACCGCCTTGTAATATTCTTAATATACGCTCTGCTATTTTATTACGTGTTGTCATATTATTCTTTCATTGTTTCGTTAGTTGCATAGCCCAATATGTCTGAATCTTTTAAATGTATGCCCAAATACTGAAGTATTTTATTCATAATTTTTGTGTGTTGAGACTTAGGGGCTTCTAAAGCAATAGAGGTACCTAGAAGAGGTAATCCTGTTGCAGCATGAAATTGTAAATGCCCTTGTGCTGGAGCAGTAGGGTATTTTAAATAAACTATTTTATACACCATAACAGAAGTACCTGGCCCACCACTAGTATAAAAGTTTACTTTAACCGCTCCATCTGTATTATTAGTAACAGGACTTATAGTATATATTGGATCGTTTGAAGTTGGATGTATAATTGAACTATTTAATATACCATCTAATTCAGAGTGCCTTACAAACTTTGCTTGTATTGTAGCATTCATTCCATTTGTACCTTTATATACTGCTATTATATGAGCTAAATCAGCGGGTATATCAACGGTAGCCGCTGGAGCATCACTAGATATAACTTTTAAATAAGGTATTAAAGAGTCAGTTCTACTTAAATCCGATTCAAATCCTCTTTGCAGTTTATTAGGTACAGCAGCTCTATGATAATTTTCTTCAAAAACCTCTAGTTCAGCCTGCTTAAGTAAAGTATTAAACTCAGAAGGCTTAACATAGCCTTTTTGTTCTTTATTAATTATTGCATTTACAGTACTAAATATATGATGTACGTCTGCTGTTGTTGACATATTTTTCTATTGTTTTATGATACACAAATATACAAAAAAAAGCGGGACCACATAAATAGCCCCGCTCCTATATATAATATTGGTATATTATACTATTTGCCTATTGCATTAGCTAGTTTAGCTTCAAGCTGTGTGTAATACTCTTCAAACTTGCCTTCGTCTTTTAAATACTTAACAAACGCTTCAAGTGGCGGTTGACCAAGCGGTACAGCCATAATTCTAACTCCATTACCCCATTTAACTTCATTTTCATTAAATGTAATAACTTCATAGTCTCTAGCCATTAAACAAGACCCTTTAAACATAGCCTCTTTATTATCAAAAAGTTGTACAAAACCTGTAGGGTTTTTAGCAGCCATTGATTTTAAATCGTATCTTATTTCATCTATAGACCTATTAGTATTAATATTTAAATACTTTGCTATAGGAATAATTTTATCTATTGGTGAACGTAGCGCTAATGAAGTTGCTTCTAAA